CCGGCCCGCTCGTGCCAGGCTTGCGTGGCGACATCGTAGACCCACGTTGTGTTGGCGCTCGGGAAGATCAGCACATAAAAACTGTGGCCGTCTTGCTGGTAGGTGTACGCCCGCGCGTCCGACAGGTTGCCGTATTGCTGGATGTGCCACTCGACAGCGTGCGTGCTGATACGCTGGCCGTTGTAGCCGTTGGCCCGGTAGACAATACCGCGCCCACGGGCGTCTGCGCCCAGCCAGAAGACGCTGTTGTCCATTTTGGCAATCGAGTAAGCGGCAATGCAGCCGATCTCGTTGAACGCGCCTTGGATGCGCTGAAGCGGAAAGTCCGGCGCGCCGCTGTCATACCAGACCTCTACCGAGCTGGTGCCAAACACCCACACCTCACGGTGATCGACGATCAACCCCACCACGCCGTCGGGCGAGCCTTCAGCCGAGGCAAAGTCCAGTGGGTCCACACTGGTGCCGTCAAGCAGCGCCGTGATCCAGATCTTTTGGCTGTTTGGCTCGTTGAAGACAAAGTAGCCGTCCAGATAGCCCACCGTCACCGCGCCGGGGAAGTCCGGGTCTGTGATGGGCGAAAAGACGTTCGTGGAGTTGTTGTAGATGTAGCTTGGCCCGTTGGCTGCAACGAACAGTTGCGTGCCGTTGTCGGACATGCTCACCGGGCCGGTGCCAGCAATTGCGCCCAGCAGCGTGGGGGCGTAGCCCGTGTTGATCTTGTAGAGGCTGTTGCCTGAGACAACGAAGGCAACCGTGGCATCATTTGAAAACGACCACAGCCCACGGATGGGGCCGGTGCCCACGGTGGCGAGCAACTGCAAGCCTGGGCAGCGCTGCAGGTAGGCTGGCTCCTTGCCCGCCTCGGGCACGATCTCCGGGTACAGATTGACCATGCGGGCATCTGCAGCGTTGACGCTGCGGGCCACATACGTTGATCCGAGGATCGGGGTCTTCATCAGTAGTTACCCGCATAGATGTTGAACCGCTGGCGCGTGGCGATCAGCGAGTACGGCATCGACATCACATCGTCCGGGTTGTTGATGCGCTTCAAGTCGCGCTTGCTGGTCATGGCAATGCGCTGCACTTGCGGCGATGGCTCGACCCCAAACTCCGGTGCAATCTCGCAGGCCAGGTTGTAGGTAAACGCCCGCAGATAGCCCGGCGGGAACAGCAGGTTGGTTGCCAAGTTGGCTGGCTGGCTGATCTCCTGCACGCTGATGAAGTGGAACTCCAGCAGTCGCGTGGGGCGTGGGTACAGGTTGATCGTGAAGTTGGGATAGGTGTTGTTGACAAACATGACCTGTGGGTAGGTCGATGTCACGGTCTTGACCGCAATCCCGTCGTACTGCTGCTGGTTGATCAGCTTGATGCCATATGACACCCCGGTGCCGGGGTCTTTGAAATATGTGGCGTCATCGACCAAAATGGGCCGCACGGCGGTGCCGTTGAGGCGCACGAGCGAGCCGGTGGGGCCAAGCGTCTCTTCAATCGAGCCGACAGGCCAGTTGGTGATCTGGTCGATGGTGCAAAAAACAGACAGACGCTCGGTGTTCCACGAGTCGATCATCTGATTGAGCGCCATCAAGGCGTCTTGAGACACCGATGCCGAGGGCGTCTCCCCTTCGGCCAGCACACCTAGCAGCCGCAACGCTCGGTTAATTTGGTCGCCTGCGGTGTAGGTCGCCATGTCACTCTCCTTCGCTTAAAACGTCCCTTTTGCGCCGTGTGCGCCGCACAGTAGGCTCAAGTTGCGGTTCAACTTCGTCGGCTGCTTGCTGGGGATTGTAGCGTGACCAACCGTTTTGAGCATCAAAATCTGCCTCCATGTCAGAGCAGGCAACTTTGGCTCCGTGAACCGGATGAGTGAGGTATATGACGGCCATGGAAAGAAGGGGGCTGATTAGACCCCCGTAGGTTTAGTTGGCGGCCATGACGACCCAATTGGTCCCATCACAGACCAGCACAGCATAATTGCCAGCCACGTTGTCAACGATGGCAGTGCCAGCCGTGTTGGAGTCAATAGGTTTGACGTTAGAGCTTGCGGAAGCAACCGCCTGAGCCGCAATGGTCTTGATCCAAACCATCCGGCCAGTGTTGGCCGAGGCAGTCGGGAACGTGACCGTGATGCTGCCAGTGCCGTTGCAGACGATGAAGTTTTCATTGTCGGCAAGGCTGAACGAGGCAGTTTTGATGACTGGTGCGTTCAGCGCCAGTTGAGTGCCAGAGAGTTTGCCAGTGGCAGCTACAGACGCAGCAGCGACTGCACCAGACGCAGCCACCGATGCGGCTGTGACCGCACCAGTAACTGTCACTGACTCAAATTCCGGGTCTGCAAACGCAACGCCAATCGCTTTGGTATTAGGCATGATGAGTCCTTTCAAACAGGGGGCCGAAGCCCCCTGTCAGGTTTAGGCAACGCGATACAGGGTCCAAGTCGTGTCGCTGGTTTTACGAGCAACAAACGAGGCTGAAGTACCGTCGCTGATGGTCAGCGAGCCAACAATCGTCCAGCCCGTACCAGTACCGGCGGCCATCGTGATGTCGCCCGTGGTCGTGCCGATATTGATGACAACCCAGTTGAAGGTGCTGCCAACCTTAGCACTGGACACCAGATCGTTAACGCCAGTGGTAGCGCCGGACGTGACCACGATGGGCATCGTGTAGGTCGTGCCGGTAGTACCGGGGTTAGCGATCAGGATGCCGCCGGTGACTTCAGCAGCCGTCAGAGTGACAGCAGAAGTACCGGTTTCAGTGGTAGGGGCGGGCAGGTAACCCAGAACGGGTTCGTTCAGATTGCCATCACCAAGCTGGTAGCCACCAGCGCCGTTAGGAAGTGCCATGATGATTTCCTTTCAAAGAAGTTACTGATTAGCCCCACATCCGAACGGCCATCTGCGGACGAATCACGCTGTAGCCATACAGAACGTCGATACGGCAGGGCATACGATCGTTGTTGATGTCGTACTGACGAACAACGCGCAGGCTGATGCCGTTATGGACGGCGCGGGCGGCCATGTCCACACCTTGCGGCATGAGCAGGTCGGCGGTGGCGAAGGTGATGGCGTCCTTGTGGTACACCAGGTTCTGAGCGTACTGGCCGCCAGAAGCGCCCACGAACACCACGGCCTTGCTGTTGCCAGGCAGAGCGTTCACGGTAGCCAGCGCGTGGTTGGCCGAGTACATCGGGGCCACGGTGATGGTGCCAGCGCCAGAGCCGTCCAGGGTCACATCAGACACAGCCACGAACTGGAACAGCGAGCCGGTGGACTCGCGGGTCTGCGGGTTCACAGCGAAGCAATCTGCCACGGTGAACACATCGCCAGCCTTGACGGTGTCGTTTGCGCCTGCGCCAGTGATGGCGATCGAGGTCGAGCCTTCAGCGGTCACAGCAGCAGAGGTCGTGCCGCCGGTAGCGTCACGGGTGCCGCAGGTGAACTGCTTGATCGACTGGGACATGTTGACTTCGTCGAAGCCCAGCACACCCATACCCATCATGCCAGCCTTGAACTGCTTGCTGATGGTGTCGGTCGGATTGAACAGACCTTTCATGCCCTCGACCAGACCAGCGTTGGCAGCCGGGTTAACGGTTGCGTAGCGCGGGTTCATCACGGCAGCGTTCTCGTTGAGCTTCTGCTGGGCTTGCAGCAGAACCAGCGAGGTGCTGGGCGTGGTGCCGGGGGTGCCCACAGTGTTGCCGATGTACTTGTAGCTGTTAGCCACATCAGCGTCGATGCTGGAGGCCAACTGACTGATACGAGGTTTGAGCACACGCTCTGCGAAGTCGTCCAACTGCATGGTCAGTTCGGCAGACGTAAAGTTCACGCCGATGTGCTTCTGGGAAGCCACGGTCAGGGTGGTGAACTGTTCGTTGTCGTCCTGAACTTGCAGGGCAGCGCCATCAGTCACCAGAGCGCGGTCGGGCAGACGGATACGCAGGGTCGAACCAATCTTGGCACCTTCGACAGCGAAGCTGTCGTCGTACTGACGGTTCACGTTGCGGGTGAGAACAAGGTTGTTCTCCAAGATCTCCAGGGCTTTCCTGGTGATCATGTCGATGGTAAGAATACTATTCGCCATGATGCGAGTCCTTTCAAGGTTAGCGGTTCATTTGCGCTTGCAACTTTTTCATCTGCCGGGCACGTTCAGCCTCAATCCATTCGCTGGTACTCATGGCCTTCACAGAGCGAGGGTCAGTCGTATCGTAGGACGGGTTGCCACTGGTTCGTGCAGTCACAGGTGTAATCGGTGCAGGTGCAGACGTTGTTGGTTTCACAGGTGGATTGGAGCCAAGTTTGGCCTCAATCTTCCCAATTTCACGGGCCTGCAAAAGAGGTGACAGACGGGAAATGCGATCAGCTTCCTTGGGATTGGAGCCGAGCCAGTAGGCCAGATCCGGTCCCATTTCGGACGCCCTGATTGTTTCAGCCATCACATCGGTGACTCGCAGCTGCGGGTTGTAGGCGACTTGTTCAAAGTCGTCGTACTTGGCCCGTGCCTCTTCCTCACGTTCGTGGTAAGCCTCTTCAATCGCAGCTTGCTGCTTTTGGAACTCACGCTGTGCGAGCAGTTCTTCGGCCTTTTTGATTGCCAGCGCTTCTGCGTAGGCATCAGGGGACTCAAACTGATCGATGGGCGGGACTTCTTTGGGCACTTGCGGTTGGGCAAGTTTTGCCTGCTGCTCACGTTCCCATTTGCGCTGCTCTCTGGCAAGGCGCTTGCTGATCATCGCATCGATCTCGGCCTGGGTGAATTTCTTCTCCTCGGGCTGTTGGTCGGGCTGACTCTCAGCTACTTCCGGCGCGGTTTGTGCATCTTCCGGGGTGGCCGTCACCTCGGGTGCTGGCGCGGAGTCAACTTCCGCTAAGGCTTCTTGGACTTGTTCAGTCATGGGTTTACTCGTTAGAGCGCCCGGTCAACTGGGCCGGTACAGTTCTCAGATTATGCGCTAAGAAAACGCTTGTCAAGGGTCAGCAGTAGTAACTGATGTTGAGTTTTGCGCTGGCGGCTTGTTCAATGAACTGAATTTTGTTCAGATCGCCGTCATACTGCAGCGGAACCCCGGCGGCCAAAGGCATCCCAACGGATGCAGTGGGCGCAGTGCCATCGTCACGCCAGCGCACGCCCTGCGTTTCCGCAACGATCAGAGCGAATGTGGGCTTTTGAAACGAGCCGTCCGGTGCCTGAGTCGGCACAGTCAGGCCAGAGGCTGCGCTCAGGCTCGTGATCTGCTGGTAACCCAAGCAGGTGGTGACTGCTTTGATATTCATCGCCATTTTAGAATCTCCTTGGTTCGGTGAATGAGCGCAAGCGGTATGTTACTTCATTGAGCAGGTTGGGCGAAGGACCAAAAAACCACCCGGTGTTGTTGCCAGCGTCCACGTTGCCCTGGTCGTAGTATGCGTAGAACGTGGCCCCGCCCGTAGCGTTGCTGTCCTTGATGGTCAGGTAGCTGACGTCGACAGTGCCGGTCGCCTGCGACAGCGTGGCCTGCGATCCCGCCAGCGTGGACTCAAGGAACTTCTGGGTGGTGCCGGTCGTAAGGAACGACCCTACCGTGTTCGTCGTGCCGTTCTTGAACTGCAAAGTGCCAGCGGTGAAGGTGAAAGCCCGTGTCGAGCCTTGGGTCAGTGCATCTTGGAAAGCAACAGTTGCGCCGGGGGCATTTACAGATATAGGGCAATCAATTGTTCTTCCGTTGAAGGTTACTGTTTGCGTCCCAGAGGTGGCTTGAAACCGCATTCCACCAGTCCCAGATGCTACAGTCATACCCGTAGAAAAAGTTACGTTGCCGCTAAATCCAAAATTGACGCTTGTGGTTAACGTACCGCTAAACCCTGTGAAATTAGCATCATTAACTGTGCCAGCAATCGTAACAGTGTCAGTTCCCGCAGAAATGTTGAAATTCGGGCGACTTGCTTCTGGAATGATTGAGGAGTTGGTAAAAATTCTTGTCCCCACGGAACCAGAATACGTTGCATTGACAGTGCGGCTACCGGTGGCAGAAAAACCCGTTCCAGTTGATGTGGTCCAAACCGTTGCGTTATTCCCCGTCAGCGTGATGTTGCCAGTGCCAAACGCAATGCTGCGCACGTTAGAGTTGTTGCTGGAAAACGTAGTGCTAGTCAGCGTGTTGTTGTTCAGGTCCAGAGCGCCGCTGGTGAGCGTGAACGCAGCCGTTTGAGTCAGGTTGCCGACCAATCGAACCGTGTTGGTGGAGCTACCAACGTGCGATATTGCAAAGGTCAGGGTGACGCCATTGGTTGTGATATTTTGCGT